CCTATAGAAATGTTATTATCTTCACCAGCATTAGCAAGCTTTAAACTTAAAGCACCTATAGCTACATTACTTCCACCGCTAGTAATATCAAATAATGATTGCATACCCACAGCAGTATTATAACTCCCTGTAACATCGACCATTGATTGTGAACCTACAGCAGTATTAGAACTACCAGCGTTACCAATACCCATCGCAGAATTTCCTACTGCAGTATTACTTACTCCATCATCTGTTCCACTTAAAGCACTTTCTCCTATCGCAGTATTTTGACTTCCTGTGTTACAAGCATCTAAAGATAAATATCCAACTGCTGTGTTAGAAATACCTGAAGTCAAAACATTTAATGCACCATACCCAACTGCTACAGTACCTATGGCATCTGCCGTTGCATTTCCTCTCATAGTTGCCGTACCTATTGCAGTTACTCTTTGTGCGTTTGTTGAGCCATCTAAAGAATTAATACCAATCGCAACATTATAATCTCCAGTTGTTACTGCGTGACCAGCATTTTCTCCAAAAAGACTATTATAATTTCCACCACTAGCTAAGTCATCACCAGCCAACTTTCCAAAGACTGTATTAGATGTACCGCTATCATTATTGCTTAGTGAGATTCGGGAGTTTTCATCAATTATCATCCTAGTACCACCATCACCAGTCCTAAGTGTTATTTTAGCACCACTATCATTACCAGTTTGTATATCAACTATTCCACCATTAGAGTGTTCATTGCCATATACGGCAATATATGCACCTCGTGTTCTACTTAAACCGCCCCCACTTGAATCAATAGTTATAGAAGCATTATCACTTCCATCACTTGTAGAGGTTTTTAATAAATTACTAGTTCCTGAATAAACAATATCACCAGCAAATGTGGCGTTTTGACTAGAATCAATAGTTAAAGCTGGATTTGCAAGAGTATCTGTGCCGTTATTACTTTGAGTAAAAAAATCTATTCTAGTTGCATAGTAATTACTTGTTCCTGTATCCCATGTAGCATCTGCATTAAATTCTATCTTAGCTCCAGTATAAGGTGGTGAGCCACCTGAATCACTACCTTGTGCTAATATAACTCCAATATTATCGTCATCTGCTATAGATGTATCTGTTGACCATAATGAAAGAGTTGATGGGTCGTTACTGCCACTATTCTTAATAAATACATCACCAGCAAATGAAGCTCCACCGCCACCTAGAAATTCAAATTTTCCATCAGCGTTATATACTTTTAAAACATCACTCCAACTATTATCACCATATTCGCTTGATAATACAAAATTTACTCTGTTTGATTCTGTAACAGTTCCAAATGCCCAACCTTGGTCATCGACATTTACAATATTAATAGTCCTTTTTTGATTAGAACCATCAGCCATTTTAACATTTAAAGCACCAATTCCAATTTGACCACCAATAGTAATTTTTTTATTAGCAGGAACTGATACATCACCAGCAAATGTGGCTAAACCTGAACTGTTAATACTTAAAGCCGTAGAAGCTCCTGTAATAAAAGACATAGTGTTATTTGCATGGTCATAATCAACTTGACCAACATTATTATCTTCGCTATCACCAAACATCAAAGAACCATTCGATGTACTTCCACTAAGAATATTTATTCCTGAATCGCCACTTCCATGAATAGATAAATTGTCGGCAGTTGAAAAAGCAGTAGCTCCACTTCCACTCCCAACTATTACGTTACCAGCAAATGTAGCGTTTTGTGATGAATCTAAAGTGAGAGCAACAGTTCCAGCATTTGTTTGTATAGTTAGACTACCACTAGAGCGTATAAACGAATTACCTTCAACTTGATAAAAGTGAGAGTGGTAACCAGCATTTGTAGTATCCCATAACGATAAAACTGGAGTAGTTGCATTTGATATTGTAAGACCTCTAGCACTCGAACCAACATTATTAGTTTTACTTGATGTTGAGCCTATATTTACGTTGCCTGAAGCATCAATCCTCATTCTTTCAACAGAATCTGTGTATAATTGTAACCCACCTGAACCAGCACTTGTTGTTCCTCTAAAATGACCAATACGAGCTTTGTTGCTTACTAAATCTATAAAAGCTCTTTCAGTTCCAGCAGTTGCACCAGTACCATTAACCCCAGTAGATACTATCGCTCCTGTGCTATGAATTTTTTCTTCTGGACTCGCAGTTCCTATACCTACTGCTTGACCATATAAAAATAAAGTATTATTGTCTGCTCCATCTGTTAATATTAAAGCATCTGCACTAGCATCATTTTTAATTCTAGCTTTTACAGTTGTTCCTTCTCTAAATAAAACAGAACTATCTCTGTCTGAAGCCGACCTAATATCTACCGAGCCACTTGAACTAGCATGACTTGATTCTATTATAATCTTACTATCCGAAGATGTACTTTTCAAATGCATTAAAGCGTCTGGAGAAGCAGTTCCTATGCCAATGTTATTATTTGCATCATCAATAACAAAAGCAGTATTGTTTGTTAAGTTTTGAGTAAACCCAATATGAAATTTTTCATCACCATCTAAACCTAAATACGCAGACTTGGTTGAGTTTGCAATCGCAATACGAGACTGAGCAGATGTAGTTCTTTTAAAAATCGCAATTTCAGCTTCATCATCGTGAACCTCTAAAGGAACTGTTGGGGTAGCAGATATACCTACTCGTGAATTAGTAGTATCCACAATAAAAACATCTCCACCATCATTATTCTTGCGTACTAATAAGGCTTCTGCGTTAGTTACATCAATAGTTGATGTGCCTTGTATAACTTCATCTACACTAAGAGATATTCCACCCTGTACTTCTAAATCTCCTGTGATTGTAACATCGCCATCCATTTCCCCACCATTACCGAGGTTTTTTATGGCACTTTGTCCCATTGATCCAAACATCTTAAATCTCCACTATTCTAACAGAACCAGTAGTAGTAGATGTGCTGTTATAATTAAAATATATTGTCATCCCCAGTCCTCTAGGAACTGTAAGAAAAAAGTTTGTGTTTGCTGGTATTAGGAGATCATTACTTGCATTTACATTTGTTTCTGATGTTGTAAAGTTGTAGTAAAGTTCTACGGCACTATATACTCCAAGTGTTCCTGTAGAACCAAGCAATGATTTATGTGTTGTGTTTGCAACATCTGCTGAACTTCCTGCTGTTCCTGCTGTTGCTACTGTCCATTGACCACCACTAGTAGTGTTAAGTGCTTCTTGGACTGAATATGTATGTAGGTCTGCCATTTTTTCTTCCTCTCTAAGCTAATGACTAAAGCGTGAACGAGATCGTCTTAGTCTTTATTTCTTTTTCTTTTTCACTTTTTTAACAAGTTTTTTTGCAACTGACTTTACAGTCTTTTTCTTAAATGGAGAATAGTCGTTCTCACTCATTATACGAATATAGCCCTTAGCTTTTAACTCGTCTAATTTTTCAGGATGTCGTTTAAGTAGTTCATCCTCAAGCCTTTCTATTCTTCCATTTTTAAACCAATATTGCATAAAATCTCCAATCTGTTGGGGGCAGGAATCAACCCACCCCCAATTTAAACTAAGCTACTAGCCTTCGTTAGTAAACTTAACACCTTTCTTATTATCAGAATCATCAATCAATTTAACTCCGTATAATAAATCAGATACAACTTTTGTACCTAAAGCATCAACAGAATACTCTGATTGAACCCTTACTTCTTGCTGTGAAGCAAAAACACAAGCTGATTTATGAAAGATTGCACCCGGAATTGTACTTGCTGTACCACCAGTTGAAACTGTATTGCTCATATATACGTCGATTCCGTATAATGATCCAACCATTCCCGATCTTAGTCCACGATTTCCTTCACCGACAGCATCATTACGAATGAAATACTGTGCTATACCAGCAGATGGGTTAAGTATATCTGCAAATAAAGTTGGATTAACAACCATAGCACATTCACCATCCATGTAAGGAATGTCTGCTTCACCTAATGTAGCAAGAGCAGATTCAAACACAGATGCAGTTAATGTATCATCAGCAGATAATGCCTGAGAGGCATTTAGTCCATCTAACTCACCCCAAATATCAGTATCTACCTGACGAGCAAGAGCTTCACCCATCATTCTTGAATACTTAGCTACTAGATCAGCCTCAGACTGAATCAAAGCTACATCTTCAAATAACTTTGCAACATACTTGTGCTTGTTAATTGATAGCTGAGTTGTAGTGGTTGCAGTTGCATCATAGGATACATCTGATCCTGCTGATTTATCTGAAGCACTAATTAAACTCATTTCTGGAATATTGATTGCATCTCCATAGCCTTTTGATCCAACTAATGCTGAATAGTCATCTACTAAACCTCTGAATACACTTTTTCTTTCAAAGTATTTATAGATACCATCTGCCCAAATTTCTGGGATAAAATGCTGATCTGTTGTAGTAGTTACTGGACTACCTTGATAATGTTTTGCCATTTAATTTACCTTTTAATGTATGAATCTAGTATTGCTTGCCAATTACTTCTTCGTTGTTCGTCTGGCATAGCTACCCAATCAGAAGGCGTACCTGAAGGCACAGTCCCTTTTCTATCTGGTGGGTTTTGTTTTTCTACTTCAGAAAATTCTTCAACGATGTTTAGAAGTATATCAGTATCAACACTAGCAAATTTTTCTCTTTTAGATTCAGGAAGTCTAGCTAAAGCTGTTTCACGAAGCCTACTGTCCATATCTTCCCATTTTTCTTTATAACCTTTGTAGGAATCTACTTCTTTTACTAGCTCAGAGTTTAACTCTTGCCATTTCTCTTCTTCTTGTAGCTTTGCTCTTCTTTGATCTTCCTCTTTTGTTGCAAAGGCTTTCATCTGATCTCGTAATTCATTACGTTCAGTTATTACTTCATTAAGCCTCGTTAGTGGTACATTGTGTGCGTCTTGTGTGACGGATTCCTGTTTTACATCTGGCTCGATGTTTTGTTCTTCGGACATTTTTACCTCTTAAGTGAGTTGGTTAATTGCAAGAATAAACCTTGCATTAAATAGATAGTATAATGTAAGTTATAAAAGTAATCTAATGCAAGAAAAAAATTACGAATTTAAAAGAAAATGGTTTGACTATCTAGGATACGAACCACACAATGGGCAATTAGCACTTCATTACCCTCAGAAACAGGATGCTAGATTTCAAGTAGTAGTCTGTGGAAGAAGATTTGGGAAAACTTGGGCAAGTGCTATGGAAGCAACTTTTGTTGCATCTCAGCCTAATAAGCGTATTTGGCTTGTAGGAATGTCCTACAGAAAAGCTAGATTAATATTTAGAGAAGTGTGGCAACGAATGGTTATAGGTCATGGAGAAGATGTAGATAAAGCATCTGAAAAGGATATGTACATCCGTTTCAAATGGGGTACTACTGTTGAGGGAATGTCGGCAGATAATCCAGATTCTCTTGTGGGTGAGGGCTGTGACCTCTTGGTTATAGATGAGGTAGCCAAGATGAATAAAAAGATTTGGGATATGTATTTATCTCCAACAGTTGCAGGAAGAAAAGGGAGAGTTATTTTTATTACAACTCCAGAAGGAAGAAACTGGATATACGATTTGTTTAAACTAGGAGCAAATGATCCGTTATGGTCAAGCCATACATCTCCGTCTTGGGTAAACCAATATGAGTTTCCAGAGGGACTAGATGATCCTGCCATTATAGAAAGAAAAAGAAATATGTCAAAAGAACTATTTGGTCAAGAGTTTGGGGCAGAGTTCTCTGTATTTGAGGGAAAGGTTTGGGATTTTCATAGAGATGAAGATGTTGGAGATTTTCCGTATAATCCTAATCTGCCTACTTATTGCACTATTGACTTTGGCTATCGTATGCCTGCTGTAATGTTTTGTCAAACATACTGGGAAGATAATGTGGAGCATATTAGAGTATTTGACTCTATCTTACATAAACAGAATATAAAGACAGAAGATTTAATTAAGATGATAAAGACTAAGGGCTACCCTGTAGCCAGTTACTATGGTGATCCTGCTGGAGCGAATGTTCAAGGGCAGAGTGGAGCAGGGGATATGGAAATCTTTAGAAGAAGTGGGATTAAAGTAATATCAACTAGAGATCGAATGAGTAGGAATATCGTAGCTAGTGTTGCCTATACAAGAGGTTTTTTTGAAAGTGCTAATGGTGTAAGGAGAATCCATGTGGATAAAAGATGTGCAGATGTAATAGAAGATTTTGAAGAATATAGATACCCAGAAAGTGAAGATGGCAAACCAATTAAAGAAGAGCCTGTTAAGGATGGATACCACGATCATGGAAATGATGCCTTTAGGTATTTTATTATTAACAGATTCCCAATGAAAAACACAGAAATGAAAAGGATTCAAAGATGATCAATCAAATGATGAAAGATAAACTACTAGAAACAAAACTTATGATGTCTCATGGCAGGAGAAGTGAGATTAGAAAGTATTTGGACTACTATTCAAGTACATCTACTGAAAGTTATATAAATAACTACTTTAGTGGTGATGCTTTTTCAGAAATCCCACCAAGTCTTACTAACTTTACGAGAAAATTTGTAAACAAAATTAGTAGAATATACAGTTTAGGTGCTAAGAGAAACGCTGGAGACATGACTGAGCGTTATGAGCTTCTTACTCCCACTAAAGATGTTAGAATGAAACACTCAGAAAGAATGACTAGATTATTGGGAACTGTAGCCAATCGTATTCATTGGAGAGATGGATCATTTGATTATAGACCTATATACTACTTCGAGACTTACTTTGGAGAAAATCCCTTTGTTCCAGAGGCTATTGTGTATCCATTATTGAATAGTACGGCAGACTTAGCTAATGCCGACAATCTTCAATGGGAATATTGGGATGCAGAGACATACGGCATTTTAAACGAAGAAGGGAATATGATTGAGGAAATGGAAAACCCTTATGGAATATTACCTTTTGTATTTACCCATAGAGAAGATCAAATAGACTCTTTCTTCGTAGAAGGAGCATCCGATATTGTAAATTGCAATGAACAAGTCAATATTGCATTAACTGAAATGAACTTAGGTATGAGATTTAATATGTTCGGACAGCCTTGGGTTACAGGACTAAGAGCAGATCAGAGTATGCTTAGAGCAGGATCAAATACAATCCTAGATATGGGAGAAGATGGTGCTTATAACATCACTAGCCCTAATGGCAATATAGAAGAAGCTATCAATAATATTAAATTCCAGATAGAGCTTGTAGCATCTAATAACCACTTGTGGATACAATGGGCAGAAAGTGGTGGTGAAGTTCCTAGTGGTATATCACTTATGATTAAAGATATGGAGCGTAAAGAGGACTATTACGATGATATAGCTTTATGGAGATTATACGAACAAGACTTTTATAGGGTAGAGCGTGCTATAGCAGAATATAATGGTATTGCATTACCAGAGGAGTTTGGTGTAGACTTCCAAGAAGTAGAATACCCAAAGACAGTTCAAGATCAGATTCTTAAAGATGAGTTTGATATAAAAAATAATCTAATTACTAGGGCTAAAATTATGGTTAGAGATAATAAAGATTTAACTCTTGAACAAGCACAGGCAATTATAGATGAAAATAAAAACAAAAATGAGTCTGAATCAGTTGAGCCAGTAAATGGAAATTAAAGCAAAAGTTAATTTTGACTTTGGTAAGCTCGCTAGGGAATTGCCAAAAGCAATTAAGAAATATACTTCTGCTTACGCAAAAGGTGCTGAAGAAGGATCAAAGTCTAACATAGATAATGGTACTGGAGTGGATGGGAAGCCATTAACCCCCTTA